ATCGTTGATGAATTCCAGAACCTAAACTTCCATGAACTTGATAGTATCATTACCCGTGTTGGTGAAAACTCCAAGATCATGTTCTGTGGTGATGCTACTCAGTCGGACCTCGTGAAAACAAATGAGCGTAATGGTATTATTGATTTCTTAAGGATTTTGAGAGTAATGCCCTCCATGTCAATGGTTGAATTTGGTGTGGAAGATATTGTTCGTTCTGGTCTATGTAAAGAATATCTTGTTGCTAAAATGGAATTGAATCTCTGATGTTTAATCATGTTGAATTGAATCTTCCCTCTCTTGAGAGGGAAATGATTGATGGAGTTCGTTATTACAAAGTTCCAAACAACAATGAACTCCAAAAGTTTGTTTCTATCACATCAGTTATCAGTCACTTTAGTAGAGAAAAGTTTGCTAAGTGGCGTGAGAAAGTTGGTGAAGAAGAAGCAAATAGAGTTACTAAAAGAGCCACTAGTCGTGGAACTGATGCACATACTTTAATTGAACATCACTTATTAAATCAAGAACTACCAAAAGTTCAACCGATTTCTGAACATCTTTTTAAGATTGCTAAACCAGCTTTAAGTCGCATAAATAATATTCATGCTCTTGAAGGTTCTCTTTATAGCCAATACTTAGGTGTTGCTGGGACAGTCGATTGTATTGCAGAATTCGACGGAGAACTTTCAATCATTGATTTTAAAACTTCCAAACAACCAAAACCACGAGAGTGGATTGATGGATATTTCGTTCAGTGTTGTGCATATGCGTGTATGCTTCATGAACTAACTGGACTTTCTGTTAAAAAGTTTGTAATTATTATGACTTGTGAGAATGGTGAAGTCGAAGTATACGAAGAAAGAGATAAAGCAAAATACATCCGAATGTTAACGCAATACATCAAAAAGTTTGTCACTGATAAGACTTCTTGACTATAAATCGATTTTGTTTTAGAATGAATATAGTTGAGGAAAAAGATTGTACATCACAGTGTTAGGTCAAATGGAGAATGAATTAGAAAAAGCACTAGAGAATAAGTTTTTCTGTCCTTCTCGATTTGCTCAAGAGATTGAGAATCTCGTGCAACATAATGAAGACATGAACTACATCGATGCTATCATTCACTTCTGTGAGAAGAATAGTATCGATGTCGAGTCTGTTCCAAAACTTATTTCTAAACCACTTAAGGAAAAGATTAAGTATGAAGCCATGGAGTTGAACTTCTTGAAGAAGACATCCCGTGCTAGATTAGTTTTTTGATTTCATTTTGGGGGAAAAAATTTTCCCGGTAAAAATCCTTATATTACTTTTTTAATGGTGCCTTTTGATACTTACAAGACTTACCTTGCCCTAAAGAATCACTTCACGAAAGATTCTTACGATTATCACAAGTATCAAGGTAAGAGTCGTGCATCTCTTCAATCCTTTTACAAAAGGAAAGATAGATATTGGTTTGAAAAATTATCAAGACAAAAAGAAGATAAAGAAGTAATAGATTTTTTTGTTGCTAACTTTACATCATGCTCAGATCCACAAACACTATGGATTGGTGAGATGATTAAAGAAGGTGAGACCAGATATAAGTCTTGGCAGAAAAGAATACAATCTCTTTCCTATCTTTTTAGGGAAGAATCTCAACAACTATTTGATAATAAATTTGAAGAAGTCTTTGATTGTTCTAAAGGACATCCACTTCTTCTTAAAAGTTTCCTTATCGGTAATATTAGCCTGGAAACACTAGTGATTTATGATAGAATATTCCTGTTCGGGAAAAACTTTGATAAGAAACTAAAAGATCCTGTGTGGGAAACCGTCAGTTTAAAAATAAAAAAGTATTCTCCGTTCCTACATATAGATGTATTCCATTATAAAAAAATACTCAAGCAAGTTGTTGGAGGAAAATGAGTTTTTTTGATTCTGAAGTCGTCCGTGCAGAGATGGCTGAGATATCTGATCTTCAGGAAGATATCTATAAAAATGTATTTGAATTTCCTCGTATGACCAAAGAGGAAAAGTTATTTCATGTTGCTCTTCTTGAGAAACTGTTGAATAAGCAGCAAATTTTATACACCCGTTTAAAACTTTCCGACGACCCCGAAGCAATTCGGATGAAGGAAAAAATCCAAGAATCTGCTAGAGTAATGGGGCTTCCTCCTCATGTTGATATGAATGTAATATTCAACAACATGACTCAATTACTTGAGACCATGAAGGAACGCATTGACAATACGGGTTCTGACCTGTAGACTGATGGAGTACACAAAGGCCAAATCCAAACAATCCGAGGTATACAAATGTCTTTCGAAAATCTGAAAAAGCAATCTAAACTTGGTTCTCTCACCGAGAAACTGGTGAAAGAAGTAGAAAAAATGAGCACCAGTGGTGGTGGACCAGATGACCGTTTCTGGAAACCTGAAATGGATAAGACTGGTGTTGGTTCTGCAATCATCCGTTTCCTTCCCGCACCTGAAGGTGAAGAACTTCCCTGGGTAAAGATGTATGCACATGCTTTCCAAGGTCCTGGTGGTTGGTATATTGAAAACTCACTGACTACTGTTGGACAGAAGGATCCCGTCTCCGAGCACAATCGTGAACTCTGGAACAGTGGTAGTGAAAAAGATAAAGAAACTGTGCGTAAGCAGAAGCGTAAACTGTCTTACTACAGCAACATCTATGTGGTAAAAGATCCTGCAAATCCTCAGAATGAGGGTAAAGTCTTCCTGTTCAAGTTTGGTAAGAAGATCTTTGACAAGATTCTGAATGCTATGCAACCTGAGTTTGAAGACGAAGAACCAATTAATCCTTTCGACTTCTGGGGTGGTGCAAACTTCCGTCTGAAGATTCGTAAGGTTGAAGGTTATTGGAACTATGATAAGTCTGAGTTTGATAGTTCCACTCCTCTTCTGGACGATGATGATGCTCTGGAAGCAATCTGGAAAAAGGAGTATTCTCTTTCTGCAATCGTTGCTCCTGACCAGTTTAAGTCCTATGAAGATCTTGAGAAGCGTCTGAAATATGTTCTGGGTCAGAAATCTGCTCGTGCTGCTGTCCAGGAACAAGAAGATGATTATGACTCCTACACCCAAACTCCTTCAAAGGAAGAGAGTGTGATTGCAGAATTGGAACAATCTTTTGCTCGTAGCAAGTCTCCTTCACTTCCTAAGATTGAAACATCTGACGAAGATGAAGATGATGCTCTGAGTTACTTCCAGCGTCTTGCTGAGGACTGATGAAAATACTACCCTTTCTAGCAGTTATCTTTCTATCAACTCCTTCTCAAGCAATTACTTGGAAGGAGTTTTGGGAACCATTCACTTACGAAAATCGAGGATATCGATATCGAAACGTAGAATGCTTTGAAAGTGTCTACCGTGAAGAATATGTTCCTGGTAATAGATGGTCCCGCGGGTATGTAAGATCTTGGACAGAAAGAGTAAGAATTCCTTGTTATTATTGATATAATCTAATATTGTCTCCTCTCTTAAGGGTAGCATTCACATACTGAGTGCTACCTTTTTTGTATGGCATAATTTCATCGAGATCATTAAAGACCACATTTAAATACTGAGGTTTGAGAGTAAATATATTTCTCTTTGCGTCTTCAATTCTAGATTCGTACTCGTAGTTTGTAACTGGAGTGAGAATAGAAGAAGATGGAAGTAATATATAATTTCCAACTCCTTCATCATAATATTCGTAGTAGTATGAGTTTCCTCCAGTTCCTACTTTAAACAATACTTCTTCTGCTTCACTTGTGCTTAGTGTTGGGCTTGCAACTGTTGGTGCTGAAGATAATGTATAAGTGAATGCTCTGCATATTTCATCATTAAATGGAACCACCGCACTTGTAACTATAAATCTTCCATTGTACTCATTCTCAGATACATTTGAAACGACTACTTCAGATCCAACATTAATTCCTTTAATTCCATTCTTTAATGTGACATTTACTGTAGTTGAAGGTACTAAACCATTTCCAGAAAAGATCTGAGATATTTTTGAGTTGTTTATCTCAACAAAGTTTCCATTCGTTTTCCAAGTGTTTGGCATTCTAGTTCCAGCAGGAAGTAGTGTTGTTCCTGCTGAGTTTTTAACTTCTACAGTTTCGTAATGATGAATGCCATTATAGAGAGTATTATAATCACCATATCTTTCAAGTAGAACTTTATCAAAAACTGCTTGAGGTAAAGGCCACTCTGTTTGGATATTGAGAATATTATTTGAAATAAGAATTACCCAATCAAGTGTTTCATCATTATATAATTTGTATGCAACATTATCTGGTCTTTCATCACCAACGATTTTATACTTCGTGAAGAAATTTAAGTTACCAAAAATATCATCACGAAGTTTTCCTTTCTTAAAAAGATTTTTTACTGGAATATAATCAGAGATTGCTTTATTATCAGCAGTTCTACTGACATATTCGAAGTTTGGAACTTGTCTAAAGTATGATGCCATTTTAGTAACCTATCGATTCTTTACCCAACTTGTCATAATCATCATTATAGATTGGGTCAAGTTCTTGGAATTGCATTGATAGTGCATATAAAGTCATTGCACCATTGTCATAAGTTGAATAATTACCTGCCGGAGTATAATCAACGGAAAAATTAATCAAAGCACATTCTTTTATTTTATTTAAGTATGGGTGGTCATTACTTTTATATTTGTACTTTATATCAAAAGTATTTGGAGATTTCAAAAACAATCCAGTACTTGCTCTTTGAACTGACATTCCTTGTTTGAAGAATCTGATAATTCTTCTTATTGCTTGAGATTCGTCATCTTCTCTTGCTGACATTACAAAAGTAAATGAGAATTGTCTTAAAGATGGACTATCAAATAATAATTCTAAATTTGGATTCTGAATTGCTCCAGTTGTTTTTGTGAGGAAGTTTTTATTTGTACTTGCATATCCTAATGCAATAGAGGATTTCATAGAATCATTTGCTGCTTTATTTTGTAGAAGTTGTGCTCCCCCTTTTAATGCAGCTGCAACACCAGTTCCACCTGAACTAATTGCAGATGCCGCCGCAATTCCTTCCATTGCTTCAAGTGCAGTTATCGATTGTCCAGTCCAATTAACTGTATTGGAATCGGTTATTGAAGGTTGGATTGGTAATGTAATTGTTGCACCTCTACTCTTTACATCATCTCTATTTCTGTCTCCGAAAAAGTTTCCATTTGCAAAATCTGAAGTTCCTGTTTTCCTTGGAGCATGTTCAAGCATAGTAAATTGTATAATATCTTGCGTGCTCGTATCTAGAGTTAGTGGATATGTTACATTTTCATAATCACCAACTCCTCTAGACTTTGATTGAATTGCGCTCTGAAGTCCTCTTAATAACTCATCAGTTTTTTGCTGATCTTCAGTAGTGAATTCTTTAGGTACAGAACCATCAGTATTTGCTTCTTCAGTTACAGTAGCATCATTTTTAGTGCTTGGCGCTACTACTTTTTGTTCTTCTTTACTTAGTCCGCCAAGTGGTTTTGTTGTTGCTGAAACAATTTGTTGTTGGGTATTGTTTTTTAAAGCACCTGTTTGTAATGAATTCTTTGCGTCAGCACCTAAAATTTCTTTTCCGTTAGAATCTTTTAAATATGTCCAAGTTTTTCCACCGTCTGTTGTCGTAGCTGCTGGAACATAATTTCCCGGTGTAGCAGAGTAGTATAAAGTTGTTGTTCCCCCCGTTACTTTCCCACTTGAATCTCTAGTAACTTTTGTTGAAGTAGCTGTAAATATTGGTTTTGTATCTGCAGTAACTTTTCCAACTTTAGTTTGTATTGGTTTGCTATTGAATGCATCTAATGGTCCAACAAATGCCATCAGAAACCCTCCTCAATTCTAAGAGGACTAATCATCTCAATTTTTTGTAGAGTATGAGACATTATAGACTTTTTAGTTATTTAGTCCTGATTTTTCCATAAGGTAATGAACGAAGATAATCAATCTCATTTTGTCTGACATGATGAAGTGCCCCAGCAACTTCTTGCCAAGTATAATTCCTCATCATACCCCAGTGATAGTTAAATCCTCGGAAACCCCATCTTTGAATTTCGGTTACTGCAACTAAAGGATGTTCATCGTATTGAATATCTGGAGTTTTGGGAATGTATACGAAAGTATAATAGTTCCCTGGGTCTGGAACATATTCAATATCCCTGAATACTTCCATAATACTCATCATAATCAAGTCTGCATCTTCAGAACCATCAAGCTTTCTTTTGAGTTGGGATATTCTTGGTGATTGTCTCTGAACATCTTGTCCAAAACCTTGTGCCATTATCCGATACCTAGTTCGTTTTCTGTAATAATACGAAACTCAAGCATTCTATCAGCACACCATTCCTTTGCTGCTTTCCACTTTGCTTCATTCACAGCATAAGTTTTCACTTCGTTAATGAATGTTCTAGTTCTTTTTTTGCTTGTCTGAACTGGAGGCATCGTTTGTCTTTTTGGTTTGATTTCTATCACATACTTTTTAATGTCACCAGACTGCTCACGAACTTTGATAATAAAGTCTGGGAAGTATCTTCTAACTCTACTTGTAGTTGGGTCAAAGTATGGAATAAAGAACTCTTCAGAACCCCACTCTAAAATGTTTTCATTTAAGTCGCACCAACGACAAAATCTGCGTTCCCAACTACTACGGCAAATAATGTTGTTGGGGTCTCCCTTATATTTTTTTGGGTACTCAGGTTTATAACGACTCTTTATGCTTTCTGCCATTATACATAATATATCGGTAGAAGTATTTATAGATGGGAGCTCCAAGTCCTACAAAAAGATCTATTAGTGATATTAAAGATAAAATATTACAACCAGCATTAACTTCTCATTTTGAATGTTATTTTCCCCTGCCGCCAGGAGAAGGTTTTTCTAAGTTTTTAAGTTTTGGTAAGTTCCCATCGACCAATCTCTTAACAGAAAAATTAATATTGTCATGTTCCGAGGCAAGCCTTCCAGGTTCATCTCTTGCAACACATGAACTTAATAATGATTTCACTGGTGTTACTCAAAGACATGCATATAGAAGATTGTATGATGATAGAGCAGACTTTACTTTTTATGTTGACACCGAGTATACTCAAATTAGATTTTTTGAAACATGGTTAAGATTTATCACCAATGAACAAAATGCTGGATCAGATAAATTAAATTTAAATTACAGAGTAAAATATCCTAAGGATTATAAAACGACAATTTACATTAGTAAATTTGAAAAAGACTTGGGAATAGAACAAGCTTCCCAACATGCCAAAACAGGGACAAATAAAACATCGAAATCAAGTAAAGTTGTTTATAGTTTCTTCAATGCTTTTCCAATAAGTATTAATTCAATGCCAGTATCTTATGATAGTTCACAACTATTAAAATGCACAGTGTCTTTTACTTATGATAGATATATTTTAAGTGATGTATCTATTGCAGGTATTCAAGGTGAACCTTCACAATCATCTGCAGTTGGATCTCCGAGTGTTGTGCAAAATGCTTTTACTGGAAATGCATCTATAACTGGTGGAAATTATTTTAATACAGCAGTAAATCAAAACAACCGTCAGTTTAATATTGGTGCAGGAACTCAAGCAGAGTTAAATCAAATCAACTCTAACTCTGGTCTTGCCTAATAAATAAATTATCTGAAATTTCTATAGGTTATTATGCCATTACCAAAGATTTCTACGCCAACTTATGAACTTGAGTTGCCATCTACAGGACAAACAATCCAATACAGACCTTTCTTAGTAAAGGAAGAAAAACTTCTTTTAATTGCTTTGGAATCTGAGGATACTAAACAGATTACTACTGCAATTAAAACGGTCATTAAAAATTGTATTCAGACAAAAAATATTAAAGTTGAAAGTCTTCCAACTTTTGATATTGAATTTCTTTTCCTTAACATTCGTGGTAAATCTGTTGGGGAGGAAATTGAAGTCAATTTGATTTGCCCTGATGATGAAGACACTTCAGTTCCGGTCAAAATTCTTTTAGATGATATTAAAATTCAAAAGAATGATGAACATGATAAGAGAATTAAACTTGATGAGACATTAGTAATGGAGATGAAATATCCATCTCTTGAACAGTTCATTAAGAATAATTTTGATTTTGCATCCAATAATACGATGGAGCAATCATTTGATCTGGTTGCGTCATGTATTGATAAAATTTATAATGAAGAAGAAGTGTGGAGTGCTTCTGATGTAACTAAGAAAGAACTTCTTGAATTCTTAGAGCAGATGAACTCATCTCAGTTCAAAGAGATTGAAAAGTTCTTTGAAACAATGCCTAAACTTTCCCATAAAGTGAAAGTTAAGAATCCAAATACTGGTGTTGAAAGTGAAGTAGTTCTGGAGGGACTCTCAAGTTTTTTCGGATAGGAATGATCCATATGGATCTTGAGAATTACTTTAACTTAAATTTTTCTTTGATGCAGTATCATAAATACTCATTGACTGAGATTGAAAATATGATGCCGTGGGAGAGGGACATTTATGTTTCTCTATTAAAAAATCATATAGAAGAAGAAGAACTTAAGCAGAAACAGAATGGCGGTTGGTAACGAACAAATTGATGAAAGGATCCTCCGACTTATTGGGTTGGAGGATGTGTTCGATATCGACTATGATACATATATTACTCTTCTTAAGGAAGCAATGGTAAAGGGCAGAATGTCCAATACCAAAATTCCTACAGAAGAAATTGAGTTAGTTACGGATGAATATAAAAGATTAAAGAGTAAGAAAGGTAAAGGTAGATTTACCGTAAAGAAAAAGAGTCCAATTACTGCAGATAAACTCGGAATTGGAAAGTCTTTTAAAATATCTCAAAAGCAATTAGCACTTCCAGCAGCAATCGCACCAAAGGATTCTGGAGATGATACTGAAGTTTTAAAAAATATTGATGATTTATTAAAAGACATTCGTGACAATTTAACGGGACTAAATGATGCTGCAAAAGAGAAAAGTAAACTAGATCAAAAAGAAAGAGAGAATAGAAAGAGAAGGGAAAGAGAAGATAAGTTAGAGAAAAAACCTTTTGAAGGGATAAAGAAAGTTGCAGATACAATCATTGCTCCAGTAAAGTCTTTGTTTGAAAGGCTATTTGATTTTATTGGGAAAGTAATCCTAGGAAGAATCTTATTCAAGATTGTAGAATGGTTTGGCAATCCACAGAACCAAGATAAAATTAAGAGTATTGTTAGATTCTTAAAAGATTGGTGGCCTGCTTTACTTGGAACTTATATATTATTTGGAACTAAATTTGGAAAATTTGTAAGGACAATTAGTAGAATTGTTATTCGTTCCATACCAATGCTTTTGAAAGCAACGAAGAATTTGCTTAAGTTTATTGGTAGGAATAAAGTTGGAGCAGCAGTGGCATTAGGTGCTGCAGCAGTTGGAACTGGTGCAATGATGCTTGCGGGAGGTGATGATGAAAAAGAACCAAATATTCAACCCCAACAGCAACTTTATGGTGGTGGATTAGTATTCCCAAGGTTACTTCCAAGACAGCAGTTCAACAACGGTGGTCAAGTCAGAGGACCTGGTGGAGTTGATAAAGTCCCAGCATGGTTAACGAATGGTGAGTTTGTTGTTTCCAAAGGTGCCGTTGATAAGTATGGAGTTGGATTTTTCGAGTCATTGAATTCGGCAGGTGGTGGAACTAATGAACCCACTGTGGTTGATAATGAGATGTATGCTGCGGGTGGTGGTTATGTTGGAGATAAACCAAAAGAATCTGAATTAAAATCTGAGTCTAAATCTGGTTTATTGAAACCCGGACCAAAAATTTCTACTGGAGTATCTGATTCTGATGTAAGAAAGGAATGGAATAATGTCTTCAATAACATAGACCATCCGTTATACTACAAAGCAGTATCTGATCCATCATACAACTACGCACAGTTTAAAAAAGATTTTCTTTCAAAACAATCTGGAAAACCAAAGTCATCATACAAACCTTATATTTCCAGATTTGCTGGTGCAAGAGATGCTGCACATGAGAGAGCAAAAAAAATTCGACCATCAAGACCATATGTAAATCCATTTTCGCCTGGTGGAATGTTTGGTGGACCTAGAATGCAAGCACGAACTGATTACGCTGCAGGAAAAGGTAAGTATTATTCATCTTCAGATCAAAAGACTTATGGGAATTATAATGATGCAATGGCAGCAAGAAACTCCAGACTAACTTCACTTGCATCACAACAACGATTAAATAAATTAAGTTCTCAAGGTGCTGGACCAAGAACTGGTAAAGGAATAAGATATACTACAGAAGCAAAAGCACAAACAAGAGAAGATATCAAACGAGGTGGTACTTGGGGACAAATTTCTAGAGGATGGATGAATTTGTTTGGATCAAATAAAGACAGAGCAAATATTGCAGCACAAGATAAAGCATCACAAGCAAGAGTAAAACAAGCAGGTGCTGCTTCTATTGGTAGATATTATTCTTCTTCTGATGGCAAATACTATAAGGATTATGCTGCGGCAAAATTAGCTCACGAGCAAAGAAAAAAATCTGGCGTAAAACCACCACCACCAAAATCAAAACCAAAACCACAAGTTGCTGGTGGTGGAATGGGTGGTGGAAGGGGAAGTGGTGCTAAACCTTCAACATCCAATGTACCTTCAGGAAGTGCAGCAATGCCAGGTGGAACTCGTAGAGTAGAAGCAAGTCTGGGAGTTAAGAAGAAATAATGGCTATCAACGCATCCAAGTTATTACCTGCTGCTAAAAAGTCTAGTTCAGCAATCGTAAAGGCAGATAAGTTCTTAGCACCTAAAAAAATTGATAATGGAAGTTCTGGAATAATAAAGTCCACATCATCGAGTAAGGTATTCTACAGTATAAAGAAAAAAGTAATTGATGTTGATAAACTTTTAGGTGCTCTAGTATTACAGAATAAAAAAGAAAATGCTATTGTAAAAAAGCAATTAGAGGATGATAAGAGAGGAAAGACAGAAGAGAAACTAGA